ACAGAATTAAGTGACGAAGAAAAGGCTCAATTATTTCCACCATATTTAACGATGGGTGATAAAAAAGAATCTAAAGCGATAGTGCCTACAAAGATGATGGAAAACATAGATGATATTGATATTGGTGAATTACCAATTAATAAAAGATTTAGTAAAGTAGACGATTACATAAAATCAAATTACTCTGGCAATGAGAAGAAAACTTTAGAACAATGGACAAATGAATTGACCGATCCTCAAAAGGGTTTAGGTCTAGAATTAAGAGATAGTGGTAAATTAGGATTTTTAAATAATGCCATAGCTGCAGGTAGAGATAAAGATAAATTAACTTCTTCTGAACTTTTAGAATTATTCAACTCATCAGATATACCTAATCAGATTGCTGCAAACTACTTTACTGGGTCAGCTAAAAAACTTGGTGAAGATCAAGAGCTTTTACCACAAAATGTAAGAACAGAATTACAAAGATTAAATGAAATGGATATGGTTTTTCGTCCAGGGCCATTAGGTGATTTCATGGCAGAGTATAAAAGTGCTGTTGAACAACAATTAACAAAAGTAAAAGATGCACGTAACAGAGAAGAAGCATCATTAGCTTTAGCAGAAATACCAAATATTTTTGATGAAATACTAGACAGATATCCAGATGTAACTGCGGATATGGTTAGCAAAACAAGACAGAACAATACAATCTTAACTGCAATAAGTAATACTAGAGAAACATTAGCAAACAATCAGTTTACCAATGAACACATGACAGTTGGTTTCCCTAATTTACGAGTAGAAAATTATTCAGTATTAACACATTCATTTGATCCAGCATACGGTCAAGCATCACGTTTAGATGCACATAATGATACACACCCCTTAAGTGGTCATGACATAGCTTTTTCTAGATCTGCAAAACTTTTAAATTATGCAAATGATAAAAAAGGCACAGTGATGATGGAATTACAAACTGATATATTTGATGGTAAGGTAAAAGCAGAAAACATTAAGTTTCCTGGATCTCAACCAAAAGAGGGATCTGATTTACGCTATGAAGATGCAAATGATAATTTTTACCCGTTTTCAGGTGGTGCTCAATATTGGATTAAACAAGTTCTTAAAGATAATTTAGAAAAAGCAATAGCGGATGGTGATGCATTTTTAGGGTGGTCACCTGCAGATGTCGTAGCTGTATATGAACAAGCTGGCGATGCATCAAGTGATGTATATAAAGGTTTTAAAACTATTTACGATGGTAGAATAGCAAAGTACGTAAAAGATATTAACAAAGATATTACGAAAAGAGGTAAGCAATTAGGTTTAAATGATGAACAATTAAAATCTGTACAACTTCAAGTTAAGGATAATGGAATATATAGATTTGAAAAAAGACCCGGAGATGGATATTCTTACCCAACATCTGATCAATATGTTGCAAAAATGGATCAATTTCCTGGTTTAAAAAATCATGTAAGGGTTGCAGGAAATGAAAAAGACCTAGTGTTAATCAATATGCCTTACATTGACTTACAAGCCGAAGGATTTGATTTAGAGTTGTTTAAAAAGATTGGTTTGCCTCAGTTTAAAAAGGGTGGTAAAACAACCAATGATAACAAGGGCGATCCCTTGATTGACATAGAAATATTCATGGGTACCGTATAATGGCAATAGATAAAAAAATTAATCCTATAAATCCACCAATAGAAGAGCTTCCAAGAATTGATCAATACGCAGGAGGAACTGTCGATGTTGATGTAGAAACTGGTCAGCAATCACCTGTTCAAATGTTACAAGACGGCGGCGCTATATTTGGCCAACCAACAATGCCACAAGGTCCAATGCATGATGATAACTTAGCAGAGTTTATTGATGAAACTGAATTAGAAAAAATCTCATCTGATTTAATGTCTGATTATTTAAATGATAAAGAAACAAGAAGTGATTGGGAACACGGTTACACACAAGGTTTAGATTTACTAGGATTTAAGTATGAAGATAGATCTCAACCATTTCAAGGCGCTAGTGGTGTTACGCATCCATTGTTAGCAGAATCAGTCACACAGTTTCAAGCACAGGCTTACAAAGAATTATTACCAGCAGGAGGTCCAGTCAAATGTAATATCGTAGGAGCTGAGAATCCTCAGGTAGAAGAGCAAGCAAAAAGAGTTCGTGAATTTATGAATTATCAGATTACGGATGTAATGGAGGAGTATGATTCTGATATGGATCAAATGCTATTCTTCTTAGCATTAGCAGGTTCTGCGTTTAAAAAAATTTATTACGATTCAAACTTAGACAGAGCAGTAGCAAAATTTATACCTGTCGAAGATTTAGTAGTGCCTTATCACTCTACTGATTTAGAGACCGCGCCAAGAATAACTCATGTATTAAAACAAAATAAAAATGATGTAAGAAAAAGTCAGGTTAGCGGTTTTTATAGAGACGTTGAATTAGATGTAAGTAATAAACAAGATTCAATACAAGAGAAGTATGATAAGATCGATGGGGTAACACCAAACGATAATCAATATGATGATCAATGTACATTATTAGAAATGCATTGTGATTTAGACATACCAGGCTTCGAAGATGTAGGTTCAAATAATATGCCAACTGGTGTTAAACTCCCTTACATTGTTACAATCGATGAGGGCTCTAGAAAAGTTTTATCTATTAGACGTAACTTTAGGCAAGAAGATCCTAAAAAGAAAAAGATACAATACTTTGTACACTATCGTTTTTTGCCGGGTCTTGGTTTCTATGGCTTTGGTCTTATTCACATGCTTGGTGGTTTATCCAGAACAGCTACCTCTGCATTACGTCAACTCATAGATGCTGGAACACTTTCTAATTTACCAGCAGGTTTTAAAGCTAGAGGACTTAGAATTCGTGATGATGACAACCCATTACAACCAGGTGAATTTAGAGACGTTGATGCACCGGGAGGAGATTTAAGACAAAATTTTGTACCTTTGCCTTACAAAGAGCCAAGTCAAACATTAATGCAATTATTAGGTTTTTGTGTAGATGCAGGTAAAAGATTTGCAGCTGTAGCGGACGCAAAGATAGCTGACTCAAACAACGCTAACCCAGTCGGAACAACCATGGCTATGATTGAGCAAGGCACTAAAGTTATGAGTGCTATTCATAAAAGATGTCACTATGCACAAAAAACTGAATTTAAATTATTAGCTAGAGTCTTTCAATTGTATCTACCCCCAGAATATCCTTATGATGTTACGGGCGGTCAAAGATTTATCAAACAAACAGATTTTGATAATAGAATAGATATTATACCCGTATCTGATCCAAGTATTTTTTCCATGTCACAAAGAATACAACTGGCTCAAGCTCAACTACAATTAGCACAAACCAACCCACAAATTCATAATACTTACGAAGCTTATAGAAGAATGTATCAAGCTCTAGGAATACAAAACATTGATGCTATTTTACCACCCCCTGCTCGTCCTACACCAAAAGATCCTGTTATTGAAAACGCTGAACTTTTAAATAAAAAAACAGCTAAAGCATTTCCTGATCAAGATCATGTGGCTCACATTGCTACACATAGAGCGTTTATGTCTTCGGTATTAACAAGAACTATGCCTGATGTTTTGATAAACACAACTTCACACGTTTTAGAGCATGTTTCACAATTAGCGATACAAAATGTAATGGAACAAAATAAAGAAAAATTAGAACAAATAGCAGAACAGTTTGGTGGTCAAGTTCCAGAACAAGTTCAAATACAATTACAAAATTTATTAAATGAGCAGATTGCACAAGTTCAATCTGAAATTATGAATCAACTAATAGCTGAAGAGCAAGAATATCTTGAAGGTGGTGAAGGCGAAGATCCACTTGTTGGTTTGAAAAAAGAAGAAATAGATATTGAAA